TAATTTTAATAATGTAACAACAAGCACTTATGTTGCTCAATTCCTTTACGGTGATGGTTCTGGAACCGCAACAGCATCAACAGCAACTTACGACAAATTGTATATAGATGCGGCTCCTGGCACTGCCAGTCCTCAACCTTGGGGCGTATCCGTTACGAATATTTACGATATTAATTCTGGAAAATATAAAACTGCAACTAGCCAATTAGCGGGAGATAGAGATGGTGCTGGCATAGTGGGCGTTTATACAGCAACGTGGCTAGAGTATAGCGCAATTACTGAAATTGATATTGCTTGTGGTTATGATTTTCTTCCTGATACACGTTTCGATTTGTTTGGTGTTCTCCCAAGGATGGTGACAGCATAATGGCAGTTATTGAAGCAATAGAAACACTGTATTTAGAAGCAGACGCATCGAGTGTGTCTTTTTCTTCTATAGCAGGGTATGAGCATTTAGAGTTGCGTTTTTTGGTGGCGACTGATGATGGATATGATTGGGATCAAGTTACTTTGCGGTTTAATGATGATTCAGGCACTAATTACACTTACCGCACAATGTATTCGTATTACAATGTTACGAGTGCTTATGGTTCTGGTGGTGCTGAGGCTCGTACACTCTGGAACACATCAAACTATAGACCCAATTCTGTCGGTCCAACAGGTCAGGGTGGTGGTGTTATTACAATTCTAGATTATTTGGACGCTAATAAAAACACATCAATTTGTGGAGTGGGTGGTTTGAACAATAAAGCAGGAACAAATCGTGGTATGCAAGGAATGTGTACGGCAGTTTGGGATGACACATCGGCGGTAACAAAAATTACTCTCATTCCACAATATGGGGATTGGATCAAAAGCAGTACTTTTACACTATATGGGATAAAGAGTTCATAATGGCTTGTTGGAATATTATAGATCACAACGAATTTTCAAGTGGTGCTAACTCTTATACGAAGAGTTCAATACCTTCTTCTTACGACCATCTATGTTTTATAGCATCTATAAGAACGGATGCTTCAGGTATTTACACAGATTACTGTGAGTTTTATTTGAATAATGACTCTACAACTAGCAAATACTCACATATATATATGAGTTCAGGCATTATAGGTGGCAGTGTGGGTACATCTAAGACTACGACTGCTAGCGCAACTTTAGGATATGGGGGGGAAGTTTGTGGGGCTTCAGCATTAGCAGATACTTTTAGCACTGTAAAAATGTGGATACCGAACTATGCGGACACATCAAACTATAAACAGATTTTAGGTCAGATTGCGACACCTAATACTGATACAACAAACTATCGGTGGAATCTATACCTCAGTAGTGGACTATTTTTAGACACTTCTGCTATAGATCAGTTTACATACATGGTTACTGGGGTTAGTGACAACATGGTACAATACAGCAGTTTTACACTATATGGAATAAACGGAGCAGGATAATGGCAGAGCCAAGATATAAGGTCGTGAACGGTGAGTACATCGAACTCACGGCAGAAGAATTACAAGAGATAGCAGATCGAGCCGCAGAAGCGGATCTCGATTTCACTATGGTCAGAGGACAACGTGACGGATTGTTACGTGACACAGACTGGACTCAAATAGCAGACGCAACCCTAGGGGCGCACACTGTTGAGGAATGGGCGGCATACCGTCAAGAACTACGTGACCTACCTGGTGGTTTCACCAAGGTGTCCGAAGTTGTTTGGCCTGATGATCCACCTACAGCTAAAGCTAAAGCCGAAGCTGAAGCTGAAGCTGAAGCTAAAGCCGAAGAGTAAATAAATGAACGACGTTACAGACATAAAAAAGATAGGAGTATCAAGACTAACGCTTGGACTCATCATGTCTGTAGCCTCCATCTCAGGCGTGGTCGTTTGGAAAGCCGCTTCAGTCGCTAATCAAATCTCAGATTTGGAAGCGAAAGTAGCTGTAATAGAACAGAACACTGGGACAGATTCGAGTGTTCTAGTAAAGTTAGATGAAATAGAGGAAGGTATTGTTGCAAATGCTTCTGCCATTGACAGCGTTAGGGCTACTCGCCTTGACGATTTGGACAGGTTCGCGCCTTCTTTAATTGTTGAAGCTATAGCTTCTGACATGAATGTTCTTATTGAAGATGTTGATGAAATGAAAGAGATCATCGCTTCTCTTGCTTGGGTTCCATCAGAATTCAGCACGATCTGGGATCGTATCTATCTAGCCGAAGAAGCTATCCAAAGTAAGACATGGGGTAAAGACTTCTACGAATACAACGAATGACCGATATAATCCCAAGAGAAGAATGGGGTGCGGAACCGGCTCGTTGGACAACCAATCAGAAACGACCAGTTGACCATGTGTTTATTCATCATGGCGCTACTCTTTTAAAAGATCACTCTCAAGAGGGTGAAGCTGCTATAGCTAGGGCATACCAGCGTTACCATTTCGGTAAATCCTGGGCTGACATAGCTTACAGTTTTCTTATTGGTTTAAAATCTGGTCGAATATACGAAGCTAGAGGCTGGTTTAACAGACCGGGTGCTACTAAGAATTGGAATCACAGGTCATACGCTATTTGTATTATTGGTGATACTACTCAACAAACTATTTCTGACGAATGCGTTACTGCGATTCACGATCTGATAGCTGAAGGAATCGAGTTGGGTCACATTCTTCCTGATTTTAAGATCAGAGGACATCGGGATGTCAAAAACAAGGATTGTCCCGGTCGTACTGCATATTTGCGTTTAGATGAGATGAGTCCAAATGTTGAACAGGTAACAGTCCCGAAGCTTGTCCCACCAGCGTTTAAGAAACCTTTAAAGCTCCGCTGGCCTAGAAGCAGGTCGCCTCTTGTTAAATGGGTTCAGGCAATCTTAGGGTTGCCACTGAACGGTTCTTACGCATGGCTTACAGCGAAGCGTGTTGAAGCATGGCAGAAAGAGAATGGTTTAAAACCTGACGGCATTGTAGGTGCTTACACTTACTCGAAGATGTTTGGGGAATGACATGGCTCTCGATTATCGCCAATCAGGGATTGATTACAGAGATTCAATCAGAAATTATTACGGAATAGCTAATGCGACTGTTACTCCTTCGACGATTGCTTGCACAGTTACACTTCCTGAAGTTGAAAGAAGCCTCCCTTACAGGGAAACAGGTGTTGGTTACAGGGAAACGGCGACCACCTATCGTGGTGACAACGCATCCGAAATTAATATCGGTGCTGATCCTGCTATCAGTGTGGTTACTGCTATGGGGGCGTTTCCTTCAGCGGCAGTATCAGGAAATGCGAGCGTTGCTCCTGCGTCGATAACATGCTCTAGTGCGGTACCTTCGGTTACTGCGGCATCTATTGTAGACATTTCAGCTACGACTGTTGAAGCTACAGGCGTTCCGCAAAACGTAACAATTCTTTTATTCACTGAAGCTGTTCCTGCTTCTATTGCAGGTGTTGGTGCAGTATCAAATATCGTAGTTACAGGAGATGCACAAGTGTCTGCTACTACGGTTGTTGGTAGTGCAACAGTGCCTACTGTTACTTCTATTTCTGGCACAGCATCAGCTCTTCCATATGTGGTTACAGCTATAAGTTCTTTAGATAATACTGATATGACTCGCAGGTATGTGCCTAAATATGAAAACACGTTACCGACACAAGCTAAAGGTGAACTGGATTATCAACCGTTAGCTTCTAATAACAGGCTCGCACGTTTTTACAGCGCAAGATCTAAAGGTATTAACCTTTGGATTGTTTCTAATAGCACTGTTACAACTACTCAACCTGTGAGCGATGCTGATATTGCAAACATAACTCGCACTTTGCATGGGGCGCATGAATCTCCATCTGATTTAACTTCAACCGAAGCAGATTTATTAATTTCTGCTGGTTATGACATGACTGTGGAGGCCGCATGAGTTCTAAATTACGTTATGAAAACGGAAGGTTTGTTAGCGACGCTACACCTGAAGAGCGTGAACAGTTCAGAAAAAACGCTCAGTCTTTTAAGACTGCGCCTTCTGCTATGCCTTCGCGTAGTGGTGCCGCTGGGGAAAAGAAAGCTTGGGACAAATTAGATAAAGATATGGGTTCTTATAAGCGTTTACGTGATGAGGGGTTACAACCTCCATCAATTAATGGTTGTAACGACCTTGAGAAGCGCGCAGAGACTAAGATGGAAGTCGAAGCTGGAACTATTATGAGTAATGATAATAATAGGAAAGCTACAGAAAAATTGCTTGCCGATACAAAGGTGAGTAATTAATGACAGCACAAGTCTGGGTAGATAAAACTAGAGACTTTTTACTTTCAGGAACAGTCGAGCCTATTAACCGTCTTAACGGGGATATTAGTGACACAGCTAGTTCGTTGAATGTGGAACTTGATCCTGACACTATTGTTTCAGGTTCTATTATTGAAATAGGCACAGAATTAATGTATGTGACTTCTGTTTCTGGTTTGAGCGTTGGGGTTATTCGTGGCTATGGAGGATCTACTGCTGTAGCTCATTCAAGTCTTGACATTATTAGATCAAATCCTCAGTACCCAGCGCACATGATTTTAGATGCGCTTAACGACGATTTAAATGACCTTTCGGCTCAGGGTTTATACCAAATGAAAGTAGCTACTTTTACTTATAGCGCTTCCACTCAGGGTTATGATCTTGCTTCAGATGTGTTAAGTGTCCATAGGGTTACTTTCACTGACGAATCAGGTGACTTGTCTGAACCGGAGGTTCGTAGATGGTCGTTACGTCGTAACAGGCTTTCTTCTACTTTTTCTTCTGGGACTGCTTTGGTTTTAGCTGACACCCCAACTTCAGGTCAGGGTGTTCGTGTCGAATATAAAGCACCTTTTGTGTCTTTAAGTTCTTCTTCGACTGCTTTGAATACTGTTGGGATTCATTCTGAAGCTTATGATCTACCACCTTTAGGGGCGGCTTTAGCTCTTATGACTTTCAAACCGATTGCTAGAGAAACAATTATGAATCAAGCTCCGATGCGTCGGGCTGAAGAAGTTCCTTCTGGCGCTATTTCAGCTTCAATGCGTGACTTGCGCTTCCGTCGGGATCAAAGGGTAGAAGCTGAGAAGATGCGTTTAGCACAGCTTTACCCAACCCAATGGTTGCGTAGCGGAGAGTAACCATGGCGATCTCGCCTAAATTCGACATCTCGATTAATGGTCGAGGGTACATGGTGGACTACACCAATTATCGTCGTCGCACTATCCCCTCTCAAAAAGAACAAAGAGATACCTCTGAAGATGTTGGTGAGAACACATTAAGTAATGTAGGCCAGTGGGTTAGAAGTCAATCTGATTGGTCTTATGGCGCTGGGCAAGAGTTTTATGATCTACCGGACTCCGATAGACGAAGGTTTCATACTTCTAAAAATATTGACATTTTTACTAAAGGCCAGCTTCACATGTGTAAAGCCATCGAAGAAAAATCTTCTGGTTCTAATAACAACTTGTACGCCAAGGTAGTTAACGGTTCTATATTTTATTTTTCTGATGGGCAAAACATGAAGTTTGGTGATCCAGATACAGGGTCTTACTCCCCTTCTTCTATAGATATGGATTACGCAATTTTAGATTGGACTTCTGATGGTGCGTCTATCTATTGCGCTCAGGGAGCGAATGGTGTTCGGAAAGCTACTGTTTCATCAACTAGCGGCGACTCTACAATAGGGTCGTTTCAAGCAGATGTTATTGAGTATGCGAACGGAAGGCTTATAGCTTCTGACGCTGGCAGAATCGTAGAATTAGACGCTTCAGGCGTAGTTCAAACTTTCGATAAAACTCTTACAGGTACTTGTATAGCAGTCAAAGGTGGGCCAAATAGTATTTATGCGGCCTATAACGTGAATGGTCAGGGAATCCTCTACTCGATTGGCATATCGGCTACAGACGGTTCTCTCGCCTATCCTGTTCCTGCGGCTGTCCTGCCAGTAGGGGAACAATTCTCTGCCGTAAATTGTATCGATACATTTGGAGAACTTGTCATGGCTGGGACAACCGCAGGGACTCGATTTGGGATGATTAACCCTAACGATCAGCAGTCAGTTACGTTTGGCCCTGTAATAGCTTCTGCCGGTCAGACTTATGGTGTTCGTATCTCCGGTAAATACGGATATTGGGGTAGTAAAAACGGAGACACATATAAAGCAGACCTTTCTATTTTCACAGACACTCTTGTCCCCGCTTACTGTCGTCTTCTAGCTTTTGACGATGCGGCGAAGGGAAATGTTCTTTCATTAGAAGTCTATAATAGCAAACTTTTCTTTACCGTTTCTGTTGGTGAACTCTATGGTGAGAACGCTTCAGGTGACTTGTCTGCTACTGCTGAGTTGACAGTAGGAACTGTTACTTTTGGTACGGCCGCTTCAAAAGTTGGTCGAGCCGTTTCAGGTAGGTTCGCAAGAATCCAAGCTGAATCAGCTTCAGGTGATATTGATTACAATGTAACGAACACTGATTACCAGACAGGTTCATACAATTATGGTGGCTTAGTTGCTGGTCAAGCTGGGACTGTGACTGTAACAGCCACAGATGAAAACAATGCCTCAACAGCAATGGTTCTTACTGGTACAGGAATAGAAACTTCTTATACTCCCACAGATCCATCAAGTGAAACTTTCACGATTAAATTAACTTTGAATAGGGACGCTGGGTCAATTACAAGTGGCCCAATATTTGAACGCTGGTCATTCCATGCAAGACCGCAACCTAAAAGAATTGAAGAAATTATTACGCCGATTGTTCTGCAAGGAAGAGTCACTACTAATTATGGTGCTGGCGCTCCTTCAGGTTTAGATACTCAAGTCGAGTATCTACATTTAAGAGATCTCGCATCTCAATCTAAAACCGTTGTCTTTGAAGAAGGCGATCAGTCATTCTCTGTGACAGTAGAGGACATTGAAATGTTACCTGTCCGAATGTCTGCTGATAACTCCTTTTGGGAAGGAACACTAAATTGTCGGTTACTAACAGTTCCATAAGTCTTGATGACTTCACTTTGACTAGACGAAATGGCGGGTCTGGTCGTTGGTGTGACACTTTGCCAGAGAAGATACGTGAGGAAATTATTGCTTCTAATGCTGGGGCGAAAGTTGCTTCAGACTGGTTAAAAGAAGTTCATGGTTATGAATTTGCGTCACCTAAAAAAGTTGAGCCTTTAATCGAAGAACGGAAGAAGCGGATCTCTGGATAATTCTTTAGAAGAGTTCACAGAACTTAATGTCCTCTTAAACCGTTTATCACGGTTAGAAAAAGCTCATACGAAAACTAAGTCTGAGCTTAACCTTGCTCGTAAACAGAACACCATTTTACTAACAGAGCGTGACACTTTAGAAGCTCGTATTGATTCTTACGAGAAAGTAGGTAAAAACAAACCTCCTGTCTGGTTGGCTCCTAAGAAACCTAAGAAGAGTTCTGCGACTGTCTTAGCGATGCTTTCCGACTTGCATCTTGACGAAACAGTTGACCTAGATGAGATGGGTGGGGCTAACAAATATGACCGTCGTATAGCTGAAATGAGATTAAAGAAGTTTGTCGAAAAAGTCATAGAATTGTCTGATAGTTACATCGCCGGGGTTGACATTGATGGACTATGTTTGTTGTTAGGCGGCGATCTCGTTTCCGGTGACATACATGATGAGTTAGCTCAAAGTAATGAAGGTGTTTCCGGTATAGACACTTGTGTTTACTGGTCACCAATTATTGCTTCTTGTGTGAGTACTCTTGCCGATCATTTCGGAAAGGTTCATGTCAGCGCGGTCGTGGGTAACCACGGTCGTCAAACGAGAAAGCCAAGAATGAAGGGGCGGGTTCGGGACAATCTTGATTACTTATTAAGCACAATGGTTTCTAACCATTTGGCTTCAGATAAACGTGTGACTTGGGACATCCCCGATACGGCGGATTGTTTAGTCACGGTTTATGAAACAAAAATCTTACTCACTCACGGGGATCAAATCCGTGGGGGTGGGTCGGGACTGGGCGGGTTAATCGCTCCAGTTATAAAGATGATTGCCAAGAAAAAGGTTAATCAGTCTTTTGATGTGATGGCTTTTGGTCATTTTCATCAACAAATAATAAGCCCTGAACAGGGTATTTTTGCTTGTGGGTCTTTGAAAGGCGTTGACGAGTTTTCTCGCATGATGAACTTTCCTGATTGCTTGCCGCTACAGGCGTTTGCAGTTGTGAGTCCGAAAAACGGAATCACTTTTACTGCACCGATATTCGTAATGGATAAACAAAAAGAAGGATGGTAACAACCATGATTACACGCGATTTAGTTGAGAGAGTATTAGCAACTTTTTTCCAAGCCGCCATTGGCGCAATGTCATCAAACTCAATGTTTGATTTAGGCGTAGACCAGTGGAAGATGATGGCTGGCGCTGGTATAGCCGCCGCTGTCAGTGTTCTAAAAGGCGCTTTAGCTCAAAAAGTAGGAAATAAAGGAACTTCTAGTCTAACTA